TTTAGGTTTTGAATTCTTCACCAGAAATGGTTCAGTAGTAGTTAGTGGTGTGGACCCTAACCTTAAATACGCCTAAGCTAAGGATTAGGAGAACAAATCATCACCGCAACTCATAGATAAGGACAAACCGATGAGTTATGCATACTCACGTTTATCTCGTACTAAATCAAGATTATTGCCGGTGTAAAAATTACTAGTATTAAGAATTTTAGCAGGATCCCTAATCTACTCTACACGCACATTTGTGATCCGAAAAATCCGGCTTACAAATTCAAACATAGATCCAGGCTATCTATGATTAATAGGATCACAAACTCTACCTAATCCATTAATTTTACGTCCAGAGTCCAAGAACGATCTCAACTGCGTATATACACCAACTGAATCAGATGGTTCACAAAAGACTAATTAATCATCTCCCGACACAAATATAGCCTACTTTGATGTACAATCAATAAATCCATGATTCCTGGAAAAACTAAAATTTTGAAGATAAAAATTTAAATAGCAAATAATACTAAATGTGTTGAACCACGTAGTCATCGGATCGCCACTCTGTAACTTTCCCATACCTTTAATTTTAAAAATTAATTCATTCTTAATAAAGCACTTAGCTGTGTAAGCTTAACTTTTCATCATTGGTAATAATTTATCCAATTACAAAGGGGAAAACTCTGGAAATGACACTCTAATAGCCGGCCAAATGCTATCTAAAACAGCATTAATTAGAATCCGTTTCAACGCTAGATGCTAATGAGCGTCATTCGAAGAAGCATCCATATCAATGACGCTAAGCCCATGTAGCTATGAAAAGACACGTTCATAATCCGAAGGCGTTTTGCGATAACAGAACCCAGGTACGCGATGTATTAATTACAATATCTAATAATTAATCAAAGCCAATAAACCGAATGAATCATTTACGGGGTTCCAAATTAATCGAGGTCTATCTCTTCGACCTGGTAAAACTAACGAACTGTTATCGCAAAAATATGTCTCACCTTTCTTGACAAAACATTTGAATTCCTTACTCGAAGACCACGTATACTAGGTTCGCTGCCTCATGATGGCGGCACGATACTTTGCTATCTTACTGGGCGACCAACTATATTTATGAGCATCTAAAAAACCTTAGATGTATAATGGCTCTACAGTTCCTAACGCCTTCAATTTTAAAGGAACGTTAGTTAACACCCAACCTTAAAATTAAATAATAGTTTATGGATCAGGTTCACTTTTAAGATTATTATACCTATTAAGAACTGCTGTAGCTATATTATTATGGGTCAATGAGGCCCACTCATACGGAACTAATGACGTGCCATATTCATCTAGCATTTATAAACCTGCTAACTCTAAATCACGGTATTTCT